AAAAACTTTTGACGGCAATGCAACAGCAAAACTACTCTCAAAAATCGCAATTTACAGAAAGGAAATTAACAATGGCTAACGGACACATCGCTCAAATGGGCAAAGGGGTTTTATTTCAAAACGAAAAAAAGCATGACAGATCACCTGATTGGAAAGGCACTTTATTGCTTTCTGAGGACTACAAAGCTGGTCAAACACTTAAGATTGCAGGATGGACTAAGCAAACGCCTAAAGGCAGCTTAATTTCACTTTCTGAGGATAATTGGAAACCTGATACAGGCGGCACTTATCCAAAAGAAGTGAGTCGTAGGGCTGATGACTCTGAAGTTCCATTTTAATCCAACGGGGGATAACGATGAAACATTGCAATAAATGTAAGCAAACTAAACCACTTACTGAATTTCATAAAGACAGAGCTAGGTCAGATGGATTTCAAATTCATTGTAAAGTTTGCAAAAATGCAGTTTTGAAAAATTGGAGAAGTCCTAACCGAGTTAAAGTTAGCGAAGTCGATATTGGCAAAAACATGGAAAAATTGCATTGTTTGATGGATAAGATCATTCGCAACACTTTAAGGGAGGCTGTATGAAATATTTAATTGGAATTGCATTAGTTTTGACATTATCAGTCAGTTACGCAGCCACTCGTTGTGAACGGGACAGCAGAGGAGGTCTTTGCTGCTGGGATACTCAAACCGATGGTCCTTTTAAACCATTAAGCTGCTATTGATGATTTTAATGAATTTACCTTACCCGCCCAGTATCAACAATTACTGGATCGCTTCTGGCAATCGTAGATTTGTTAGTAAGCGGGGTAGGGATTTTAAAGAAGCAGTAGCGGAGTATTGTGCTGAATGGAAAGTTCCTAAGTTTGGTGATAAACCGATGTGGGTTGACATCATTCTGAGACCTGCCACTAAGCGCCTTATGGATGTTGATAACTGTATTAAGCCGATTCTTGATGCTTTGCAAGATGCTGGAGTTTTTGACAATGATGTTCAAGTGCAATGGGTTCGTATTGAGCGAGGTTTACCAATGAAAGGCGGGGGTTGCGTTGTAATGCTAGACGCAATTGATCACACACCAGTTCAAGGGGAATCTGGCGTTAATTAGCCAGGTAGTTAGGGGTTGCGCCAGCCAACTACTTGGACAAGCTGGCACTATTTAAGGGGATAACATGAGTAAATTTAATTACGGCTTAGGCAAGACTTATACAAGCGCTTCTGAGGCGTTTAGAGATGCAGCATATTCCATTGCTATACAAAGACCAGTAAAACCTGAGTACGATGGTTTTTGGGCATTTATAGGTGTATTGGCATTTGTTTCTTTGTTTGCTTATTGCTTTTGGCTAACTATTGGGCGCTATTGATGGAATATTGCACTAAAGAGCAGCTTATTGCGTTTGAGCAAAAGGTTGCGTATCACTGGGAAGAAGGGGATCTTCCTTACCTCATTCACTTATCTGGTGGTAACGAGGATTTTTTAATTGATCTTTTTAAGGACATGAGAGATGGAGATTGGATTTTCAGCACTCATCGGAATCATCATCACGCTTTATTGGCTGGAATACCCGAACATGAGCTTTTGGCACGTATTTTGCGTGGCGATTCTATGTTTGTGTTCGACAGCAATCGTAATTTCTTTACTTCGAGCATTTTGGCTAGCACTTGCTGTATTGCAGCAGGGGTGGCTTATTCATTAAAAGAGTCTGGCAGCGATAACTGGGTGTATTGCTTTTTAGGTGATGGGGCTGAAGAGCAAGGTCACTTTTACGAGGCAGTGATGTTTGTGGAAGGTCAAGATTTGCCTTGTATGTTCATTATTGAAGATAACAACAGATCAGTGGACACTACTTTAATAGAACGTAATCCCACCAAATTTAGGTTTGAAATGCCATCTTGCGTCATTCGCAATGATTACAAAGCTACTTATCCTCATGCTGGCAACGGCACTAAAAAACACATTATTTTTAAAAATAAAAAATGAACGCAAATGAACCAGTAGCGTGGATGAACCCTAAAACTTTAGAGTGTGGCTATGGTGGTGATGTTGATTGGGAAGATACAGGCTGTATTCCACTCTACACCCATCCAGCAGAACACGATTTAGGAATTGCAGAAGCTATTGGGTTTGATAAGGGTTACCAAGCAGCTATGGAAAAAACATTAACACCATTAACTGAAGATGAGTGTGAAGAAATTATCAATAAGCACGATTGGTATTCAAAGTCTTGGCGTGAAATGGCAAAAGAAATACACGATGCAATATTAAGAAAGGCACAGGAAAAATGACCTATAAAGAGCAGATTACTAGCTCAAATACTGAGCTTGCAAAAGATCCTAAAACACGGTTCATAGGCTATGGTCTGCAAAAAGGTCGTGCATTAGGCACTTTAAAAAACGTGTCAGACAATCAAATCTTAGAAATGCCTGTTGCAGAAAATTTGATGATGGGGGTTGCCATCGGAATGGCTCTAACAGGGTTAAAACCCGTTGTTTTTATTGAAAGAATGGACTTTTTGATGAACGCAATGGATGCTTTAGTGAACCATTTGGACAAAATCAAAGAAATCAGCAAAGGTGAATTTGATCCTAAAGTCATCATTCGTTGCATTGTAGGAAACATTACAAAACCGCTATATACAGGCGCTACACACGTTCAAGACTTCACTAGCGCACTTAGAGAAATGACCGATATACCTGTTTATAGCGTGTTAAATGAGGATTTTGCCAAAACAGCGTATGAGCTGGCAATGACAAGAAACAAATCTTGCATTATTGTTGAATACAAGGATTTAATGTGAAAAGTAACAAATACAGCAATTTTAAAATATTCCATTTTCCAGAAAAACTGAAATCTTTTGAGGCGGGGGAGGTTTTAGCACCGCTATATGTGCGTATAAAGCCAATCAACATTTGTAATCACGGATGCTTCTTTTGCGTGTATAGCACTGGTTTTAGGGTGAAAGACGGGGGAGAAGAAGAACACATCATTAGCGGTATGCACGAAGATATGAAAGAAGATGATGTCATTCCTACCGAAAAGATGATGGAAATTTTGTATGACTTGCACTATATGGGTACTAAGGCAGTCACTTATTCTGGTGGGGGAGAGCCTTTAATGCATCCAGACATAGTGCCTATCATGCGTAAGACACTAGAGCTAGGTCTTGATCTATCTATAATTACAAACGGTCAAAACTTGGCAAAGGAACGTGCGGAGGTATTGGCAAAAGCTAAGTGGGTAAGGGTCAGCATGGACTACACAAGCGGTGAAGAAATGAAGCGTTTTAGGAACGTGCCTGAAAAGAGTTTTGATTCTGTGTTGAAAAACATCAAGAATTTTGCTGCCATAAAAGATAAAAGTTGTAATCTAGGTGTTAATTATATTGTGCACCGCAACAATTACAAAAATTTATGGGGGTTTAGTCAATTATTAAAAGAGGTAGGGGTTGAGAATGTGCGTTATAGCCCGATGTACGTGCCTGATTTTTATGATTACCACAAGGAAATAGCGGATGAAGTCAATGAGCAGCTTGCAAAGATTCAAACTATTACTTCTGAAAACTTTAGTGTCAATAGCACTTACAACATTACTCCTGGCAGCAGTCACTCTAGTGTACGAAGCTATAAGAGATGTTACATCATGCAAACCGTGCCAGTCATCGGGGCGGATCTCAACGTGTATGCGTGTCATAACAAAGCCTACGATAAGACTGGTTGCATAGGATCTATTAAGGAAAAACGGTTTCCTACGCTATGGTTTAGTAATGAAACCAAAGAATACTTTGAGAAGTTCAATGCTAAAACCACTTGTATGCACGAATGTTCTAACGATACAAAGAATATATTGATTAACGATTATGTAAACGCTAGTACCGACAACTTTATCTAAGGAAAATCATGTCAAAAAAGAAAAAACTTGATGTAAAACAATTTCAAGAGCCATTAAAACGAGTGCCACCCAATGTATTTGTGGCTACTCCGATGTATGGCGGTATGTGCGCTGGTTTTTATACTCAATCAATCCTTCAATTGACTAAAGTGTGTGCAGATCATGGTGTTCAACTGTCATTTAGCTTTATGTTTAATGAGAGCTTGATTACCCGTGCTAGAAATTCATTGGCTCAAACATTTTTGAAAACTGAGTGTACTCATTTAATGTTTATTGACTCAGATATTTTGTTTGATCCTAGAGATATTGTTACCATGCTTCAAGCTGACAAAGACATCATTTGCGGTATTTATCCTAAGAAAGAAATCAATTGGAATAGTGTTAGACAGGCTATGGACAATGGTGTGGCTAACGATCAGCTTAAATTCCATACAGGCAGCTTTGTGGTTAACCTAGTGGACTACGCTGGAGAAGTAACTGTGCCTATTGACCAGCCAGTAGAGATTTTCAATGGTGGCACTGGCTTTATGATGATTAAACGTGAAGTTTTTGACGAGTTAAGACCACACGTACCAAGCTATTCTAATGATGTAATGGATTTGAATGGCAGCATGAAGCAAGGTGAACCTATTTCTGAATATTTTGCTACCTCAATTGAACCTGAAACCAATCGTTTGTTGTCTGAGGACTATCACTTTTGCCGAGAATGGCGTTTAATCGGTGGCAAAGTGTTTGCTGCACCTTGGGTACGATTGGCACACGTAGGATCGTATGCCTTTGAAGGTCAACTAATTGCTACCGAGTAATTGAATTGTATTGTTTGTAACAAGCATCCAGGGCAGTCCTTATTTCGTCTGCTCTGGTAGCTTCCCTGATAAGAAATTCTGCATCCTCGGCAGAAAGGGATCTCCCAGTGCCGTCTTGTCCAATGTTGGTGCTGTATTGACTACGACTGGGTCTTGAGCGCAGCTTGATAAGAGCATTAGCAAGCTGATCGTTAATAGCATTGATTTGAGCATCTTTATCTTTCCTTATTTGATCGGCAGCAGCCTGGTTTGCAGCCTCTTTCTGTTGGATGACTCTCTCCTGAGCAATTTTCTCGTTTGCAATTTTCTTCTCGTATCGCCAGCCGTTGATGCTCCAGCCAGCAATGAAAATCAAACTGGTAGCAATCAAGTAAGCAATCAATTTGAACTGGATTGAGCCGAACACTTTTCATATTCCTCTGTTCTACGTTTCAATAGACCTGGCTCTACTTTACCGCCAGCCGTATCCCACTTTAACAGCTCCTTGCAAGCCCCGCCATAGTCACCTGAATTAAGTTTTTTATTAAGGGTTGAATGGCAGAAAGCAGACACCCCAACATTATAGGAAAAATCCAAATATGCATCGTATTCTCCTTGTGAGATTGGCACATGAATACAGTTAGCCATTTCTTTTGCAGTTTGATCTACTGTATTTTGTAACTTTACTAAAGCCCTTACAGGGTTTGTAGTGTCACCCTTTTTAGTACCGTCAGCTTGTCCAAAACCAACGGTATAAACGCCTACCACGTCTTGATAAGCGGTACTCTTATAGCCTTCATTGACAGCAATGCCAACAAGCGCAGCAGCGCTTACAACTAGCGCAGCTACAGGCTTTCTATCCAATTATTGACCCTCTACAGGAGTTTCAATAGTAGATTCTGCTGGCACTTCGGGAGCTGGTTCTGGGGCAGGTTCAGGCGTTGGTTCAGGCGTTGGTTCAGGAGCTGGTTCTGAAACAATTTGCTCTGCTTCTGCTTGTGGTTCTAAACGATCCAAAAAAGCAGCAAACTGGCAAGCAATAACGTGAGCTTCGCTGCCAATACCTTTGCCAATGGAGTCCAAGAAATCTACAATTTTTTCTGCGTAGTTCATTTTTTTTCCTTATGCGGTTCAGTTTTGTGTGAGTCACGGGCAGTCTTAACACCAGCAGCTACAGGCAAAGATTCTGGTGCGCCTTGCTTGAGCTTTGGGTTCATGGTCTGACCGATGGCTTTTAAGTTAAGACCTTGTTTTAGATGACCTTTCATTAGTACACCTTCTTTCCACCTGGGAATGAACTAGAACTGTTTTTGCTGTCTTGATTATCTTCAAAACGCCATACAGATTGGAAACCTCCTGCTGGCATAGTTCCAATGCGATAGTGTTTGTGATGACCATAAGTGTCGCTAACAGTTTCAGGTCTTACGGCAGTTGATTCTTTAGCCGTAAACATTTTGTTGCGTTTGCCGTTTTCTTCTTTCATGATTTTCCTTATGCTTGTGATTCTTGCCAGCTTAAACGGGCAAAAATGGTTGCAGACGAACCGCTTACGTTGTTTGCTACTACATACAAAATATCTGGACCATCTGGGAACTGACCAGCATTTGTTCCTGAAGGTACGTTGTTGTTTAATCCACCGCCCAAGATAGCATTACCAATACCAGCAATAGAACTTAAAGCTAAAGTAGTTTGACCAGAGCTATTAGTAAAAGCAGCACCAATTGACTCACCACCAGTAATGGTTGCAGTAGCATTGGAGTTTGAAGCCACTTGGCAAATAGATGATGTGTATGTATTGTTTTGAGTTGGTGAAGCAAATGATCCTGTAAATCCTGTAGAAACACCGTTAAGAATCAATTGGATAAGGAATGTACCTGAAGTAACCACTCCCAATTCCTGTAATTGCAATTGCAAACGGTTAATTACTTCTTTGTTTCCTAATGTGCCAGTTGTTCCATTGTCAACAGATGGAGCTACACGAATAGCAAGGATTGGTACTACACCACCGTTTGCGACACTGACGTTTGAGGTTGTTCCGTAGTTAAACAGTAGTGAAACGTCATTATTAAATCCTCCATCCATAACAACAGATGATCCCCAATGTGAAATCACTGATACAGAATCAGGTGGGGAGTATTCTACGGAAACTGGGGGAATAGCATTGGTTGATGGATATGCAGCAGTAAACGCTGTTGCAGCAGCACCGCCCGTCACACCACGTGTTACTCCTGTTAATTGATCGTAACCCAATCCTGAAGCCGAATTAGCAATAATACCTGTGTAGTTTGCATACTCAATTGCAGCATTTACAGCAGATCCAGTAATTTTAACTGTACCGCCTAATGGGTTAAATCCTACAGCAGACACAATTGGAATGACGTTAGCAGTATTGGTGATGCTTGAATACAAAGTGGTTACTTGACCTTGACCATTAGATTCATAACGACTAGGCAAATTACCAGAACGTAAATAAGCACCAGATTGTATGTTGTTGCTTTGCAATTGATAAACGTAGTTGATTGTTCCATTAGTGGTTCTTAAACCCCAACGAACAACACCAGCGCCATACCAAGAATAATCCATGTACCACATTTGATTCTTGGTTAAATCAAGAGTGTAACCAGATGGTCCTGTTCCGTCACAAGGATCTAACCATTGCGAACTAGGAATTTTTAAATCAATTGTTTTTGATACTAAAGCGTTGGTTACGTTTGCCCCACGATACTCAGGGTTAATATTGATGCTTGTATCGCTAAAAATATTAGTTACACGATAAGATTGACCACGAATAACAATGAAATCGCCAGGATTGATTTGACTTGTAAATGCCGTATTAGTACCAGTAACAGTTGCATTACCTTGAGTGCAGGCAACAACACCACTAATTTGGTTAATACTGTTTCGATAAACCGCATACAAAGTTTGTCCATCAAACTGAAAAAACATACCATTTTGGCTATCAAAAAAACCAATTTTGTTAGATGATCCATACCAAGAATATGGATTAACAATTGGTGGCAATCCTGTAGCAGTTACCGCTACGTTGCTTGCAGGAGTTACGTTGTTTACAGTTGTGTAAGTAAGCGTATTGGCGTTAGGAGTGCTTTGAATCTTAAAAATACCGTTATATACGTTGGAAGTTGCACCAGAAACTTGAACCGTTGCATTAGTAGTCAAGTTGTGTGGGGTTCGTGTAACAACAGTAATTACTGATCCGTTTGCAGTAACGCTTGTAGTCAATAATTTAGGTTTTAACACTGAACCAGTGGAAAACTGGATACCTTTACCAGACTGATAGCGGAAATAACGTCTTGTTTGACGAATCATTTGCTGGTTAGGTACAGCAGAACCCGCAGTAAAGTTTACTGAACCGTTGTAAGCACGGGTTTCAACATATCCAGAAGGTCTTGCGTAAACAGTACCTTGAGCTGTACCAGTTGTTACTGTGCCTGTTAAGCTAGTGGCAAAAGTAAACTGGTTGGCAGAAGGGATGCCAGTTACTACCCAAGCGCCATTTAAACCAGCAACACCAGTAGTGTTAGCAATGTAAATCAATGATCCAACAGACAAACCGTGTGCGTATGTAGTATTTACATAGGCTGTGCCAGAGTTCAAAATAATTGCAATAGTGCTAGATGGGGCTACTGCAATACCAGCATTGGTATAAAAATAGCCTTGGTATCCGTAAGTAGCGGTAGGGTTGTATAAAGTGCCAGAAGCAGTGTTAGCAGTTGTTGTAGCAATAATTGCCGTAGCATTTGATGATTGTGTCCACCACCATCCGTTAGCATTAGGATCTAAACATTCTTCCAAGAAAATTGGCTGATTAGCACCAATGTTTGAGGTAGAAGAAATGACAATTGTTGTTGTACCGTTACCAGCTATGTTGCTGATATTCAAAGGATTGTTGGTAAAGTAATAAACAGACTGTCGGTTGTTCTCTAACGCTAATTGTTCCCATTTAGTAGATTGTTGACCATATTCAAAGTCAGTATCAATAAGCGATTGAGGTGTTGAAACCCTGTATTTGGCAACGGGATCGGTTTGTGCTGGCTGCGGTATGATTTGTATGCTATCTGGCATATTATTTCCTATTCAGTGTTAAGTTCAGTTTTAGCTTTCAGCCTGTCCTTAGTGTTAATGACAAGATAACTGAAAATGCTGAAAAAAGCCATCGTTACAAGCCTTTCCCAACGTGGGTCGTACATTGCCCAACACGCCAGACCAAACGACAGACCGAGTGACAATATCACCAGCAAACGGTCTGAGATGATTTCTAACGCTAGGCGAACAAGTGCTACAGCTTCCATTTAATATCCCCTTAAAGTTAAACAAAAACATAGTTTAACCTTCCTCATCATCTACTGCAATAAATCCGCTACCCCATTCATCATCACTAATCTTCTGCTTTAGCTTTTCAATATTCACCATGCGGTCAATAACTTTGCATTTATCAGTAAGAGAAGCCTGTTCGTCAGCCATTACTTCACGCAATAACTTAGCTACAGCATCCTCAAGATCGGGGTTTAATCCTTTTTGCTTTTTACTCATTTATTCACTAAACGCCTTAGTTGCCAAACCGCTGCCAACAGTAGCAGCAGCTCCATAACCCAACGCCCTGTAAACAAATAACTTAATTTTGTCTTTCATTTCGTTGGCATCCCTGACGGTCAACCTTACTTGCTCAATTTGACGTTGTAAGTCACGATATTGCGCTTGGTCAATTTGACCGTGTTGAAGCATCTTTTTAGCCAAGTTATTACTTGCAGCGGTAATTTTGGCTGGATCATTAGCAGCAACAGCAAGATCAGATTCAAAAGTTTGATAATCTTCCATCAACCTTTTCTTTTCTTGAGCAATAGCTTGTTCAGATTTAGCTGTTTTTCCTGCTGCTCCAGCACGTTGCTCATACTTTCTTAAATCAATAGCGTATTTCTCAGCCATTGGCAAAGAATTGGTTTCCTTAAGCATTGAACGGTTTTGACGAATAAAGGTTTCCACTTCTTTAGCGGATGACTTACCCTCTAATTGGCTTGCAAAATAGCGTTTTGCTTCAGCTTCAGCCAATTTACGATCATTGCCAAAAGCAGAGATTAAAGCGTCAAAGTTCTCTCTTGACTTAAATACTCTGCCAGGAATGTCTTGTGCTGACACGCTGGCAAAGTTTTCACCTTTGCCTGGCAATTGAACGTCTGTTAGCGCTTTACCGACTTTGCTTTGAAAAACACGCAACGGTTCAGAATCCTTAGCGTATTGCTTTAAAAACTTATCAAATCCCGGGGAAAACTCTTTTTGAATGTTTCCTACCAATTCAGCTAATCTTCCAGCTTGTTGTTGATTGATAGCGTCAAAACCAGTTTCAGGAAAGCCAAAAGCTCTATCAGACAATCTACGTCTGACGTTTTCTAAACCTTCAAAACTTGCAGGTCTGCCAGTGACAATACCAGTAGTAGGATCAACTTGACGTGGATTGATGTCACTTAAAAACTTGCTTAAAACATCCCTAGATTGCTGATTAGGCACGTCTGTCAAACCCGTTGCTGGGTTTTTAATAATTGCTTTAATTTCTTTTTCAGCAGCTTTATAAGAATCAGATTCTACGGGTTTACCCTTAGCATCTAATACAGCATTGCCAGAAGCATCTAATTTATGAATAGGTTGAATACCTTTTGATTCTTTTTGAAAAGCGTCACCAAAGGCAACTTGTTTGTTTGTTTCAGCGTTAGCTGCACGTCTAGCTTTAAGGGTTTCCATTACCTTATTGGCAGATTCTTTAACCCTGTTTCCAATGTCTTGGAATGTTTGAGCTACTGGTTTAAATTTACCAGCTTCTTGTTCAACGCCTACGCCTGGCAATGGTTTTAAAGCGTAATCAGCGCCAGTTTGAGCTTTTTGTTCTGCTTTGTTGGCAATAGCAACACGTTGTTCAGCAGCGGTCATTTCCTCGCCAGTAGTTTTGGCGATTTCACCAGCTTTTCTTTCGCCAGTTGATCTTAACGATTCAGCTAATTCTTTAGCTGTTTTTCCTAATTTAAGTTGTTCAGCAAAACTTTTCCCAGCTCCATAAAGAGCTTTTCCACCTTTATACAAAGCAGTTCCAGTAGCAGCAACGGCAGGAGCTAGTTCACCAGCAGTAATATAATTTTTTACAGCAGGGTTTGGAGGTGGAGGCAAACCTAATTTAGTTAATCCTTCTCTAACATTCTCAGTCGTTGGAAATACTGTTTCGTGACCTTTTAATACGCCTTTTCCTTGAACCCCTACTTGAGATCCACCAGGCAACATGGTTTCAATATCTCCTAGCGTACCTGGAATACTGGTGGCTAAACCGTAAACAAAACCTTCTGCTTTTTCTGGAAAGCTGGCTTTATTAGGAACAAGGGCAGCGTATGGATCTGATCCACCGCTACTTTTTTTAGGAATTAGTGATTCGTAATCATCCATTAGAGATCCTTACCAGTTTTTTCCTTAAACATTGCTTTAATTTTATCTTCTGGTGCGCCTTTTGCAATTGCCGCTTTAGCTCGACTGCGCTCAGAATCAATATCAATTTCACCATCTCCTTGAGGCACTTCGGCAACACGACCTGTTTTGTCGTAAACAGATTCTAATTTTGGTCTTAATTGTTTAAAACCTGGATACACTTCTTCACTAATAGCAAGGTTATCCTGCAAAGTTTCTTTTACACCTTTAAGACGCTCCTCTAACGCTTGAGGTTTTAAACCACGCCAATTGTAAATTGGACCAAGAATTTTTTGTTCGCTTGCGGTCAAAGATTTGCCACCAGTTTCAAATTCCATTGCTTGAATACGAGCTAATTTTTGAGAAAGCTCAGGAAAGTTCTCTTTTAAATTATTAAGCACGTCTGGCATATATTCAGTAGATACATTGATTAACTGACGATATTTAGGATCTTGCAATAAAGACTCAATATCCTCCACGTTTTTAATCATTTGAAAACGTGTTGTGTATTTGTTAATTGCGTCTTTATCTTTTGGAAGAACAATACCAGTTACATTATGTTTAGCAGCCAATTCACGCATTTTAATAATCATGTCGCTATTGCGTTTGGCAATTTCAGCAGCCACATCATCACGACCTGATTGAACTAATTGAGCAATAACACCAGGGTTTGTAGAAGCAATTTCTTGCGCTTTTACTAAAGCAGCCTCTTTGTCAGTAACTCTTAACTTTTGATATTGATCTAAATTTTTGATTAAACGATCATTTATTTCTTTAATTCGAGCCGTTTCTTTGTCAAAAGTTGCTTGCTCTTTAGTAAACAAATCTTTACGACCTGCTTGATAACCTTTGAGCATACCGCCCATAGCGTTTAAAGCGTTTAAAGATGACAGCTTTCCGCTGCCACCTAAAGCAATACCCATGGTAGCTACTAAACTAAACAAGCCACCAATATCCATCATATTGTCTTGCGTAGGCTTAAACTCAGGAGCAGGTTGCATCAAGCTCATGGTTTCATCGTATTTAGCCTTATCTTCAGACGCAATTTTTTCTAAAGCCTCTCCTTTTTGCTTTAATACTTCACCTTCTTTAGCAGATTCCGCTTTGATTTTTGATTCAACGGCTTTTTCCTTTGCTGCTTTTTCTTCTTTTAAAAAGGGAAATGGCTTTAAATCCGTACCAACGGCTTCTGCTAATTGTTCATTATTTGTTTCAGCCATTATGAAACCCTTATAGGTTGACCACCAACAATACTTGCCAATTGACTATAGAAATTGTTAGTAGATTGCTGTAATTGTTGATCCAGTTGCAAACCAGATTTAATAGCGCCCAAACTAATATTGTCACCAATTTGCATGACTTGCAATCCGTATTTATATTGATTATCTAATAATGTTTGATAAATATTGGATATTTGAGTTGCTGCTTGTTGCGCTCCTACGCCACCACGATTGGCGGTAGCTTGGGCTAATTGCGCTTTGGCAGCGTCTAGGGCTTGTTGGCTTGTGGGAGTTAATTGTCCAGCTTGTGCTTGAGCAATCAATTGCTGACCTTGTTGTTGATAAGGAGCGGCAATGGCTTGCTGTTGAGCAGTAGCAGCTTGAGTTTGTGCAGCGCCTTTACGAGCTTGAGAAGCGCCATAAGCGCCCAAAGCACCAGCAAGACCTAATTTTCCTAAATCACCAATATTTAAACCTTTTAGCTGATCTGTTAAAGATTTTCCTTGATCGGTTTTTGCAGTTTTATCACCAGTATCTACTGTAGGTGTTGTTGGTTCTAATGCTGTTGCAGCGCCAGGCGCATTAGGATCAATTGTTGCGCCACCAGTAGCTCCAAATGCTGCTGTAGATGGCGCTCCAGATGCTATTTGACTGGTTGGTAAAGATGCGTCACCTTGATATGATTGACCGCCACCACCACCAAAACCACTGCTATAACTAAGCGGATCAAAAGTTTGAGTTGGCGCTTGTGCTGAAGTTTGATCTTGTGTTTGCGCTTGAACTGGAGCAGGTGCTTGATCTTGAACTGGAGCAGGTGCTTGGTCAATAGGAGTTTGATCTCCCGTGTCATCAAATTGGGGTAAACCCGTATCTGGGTTAATATCACCACTACCACCATGACGTTTTAAAAGGGCGGCTTCTCTGGGGTTAATATGGGCAAGAATAGTATCTTTACCACGCCCTTTTGAGCGCAATAATTTAGCAATTGCAGCTAAATCCGTTCCCAATGTTTGTTCAAGTTTTGCCATTTATATTCCTAACGCATTTTTAAGTGATTCGGTATTCCAAACATTTTTACGAGCTTCATCCGTACCGAGCAAATAAGGTTCTGAGGTAGTTGATACGTCAGGTCTTGAGCTTAACGCACTTCCCAATAAAGCGCTAGATAGCGGGTCTGTAGAGATAAAAAAACCATTTAAAGCTGTTGTTGCAGGTGGCGCTGTTGGCGAAGTAGGCGCATTTGTCGTTGCAGGTGGCAAAATTGTAGTTGTATCCGCAGTGGTTGTATCCGCAGTGGTTGTATCCGCAGTGGTTGTATCTGCGGGTGGCGCTGTCGTTGTGGCTGTTGGTGACGAAGTTGTATCTGCGGGTGGCGCTGTCGTTGTAGTTGTATCGGCAGTTGTTGCAGGGGGTGGCGCTGTCGTTGTAGTTGTATCGGCAGTTGTTGCAGGGGGTGGCGCTGTCGTTGTAGTTGTATCGGCAGTTGTTGCAGGGGGTGGCGCTGTGGTATCAGTGGTTGTAGCAGGTGTCGTAGTCGTAGCTGTGGTATCAGTTGTGGTCACTGGAGGTGCAGTTGTAGTATCGGTTGCAGTAGTAGTTGGAGTTGTCGTATCCGTAGCAGCCGCAGTTCCGCCAGTTCCGCTACTTGTTGCTGTGGTGTCTGCTGTGGTTGTTGATGTTTGTGTTTGCGCCTGTGTTTGAACAGCTTTATCCGCTGCTTCTTTTGCCATTGCATCAGCTACGGCTTGGTCTTGCGCTGCTTTAGCTGCTGCTGCGTCTGCTGCTGCTTTTGCTTGTGCATCTTGTGCAGCTTGTGCGTCTGCCTGTGCCTGTGCTGCTGCTTGAGCGTCAGCTTGCGCTTGCGCTTGAGCTTGGGCTGCAACTTGAGCTGCCATTTGATCTTGAATAATTTTTTCTTGTGCCGCTTGAGCATCGGCTGCCGCTTGATCCGCTGCTGCTTTGTCCGCTGCTGCTTGAGCTGCCGCTTGATCTGCTAAAGCCTTGGCTTGAGCGTCAGCTTGCGCTTGCGCTTGTGCTTGCGCTTGTGCTGCTGCTGCGGCGTCTGCTGCTGCTTTTGCTTGTGCATCTTGTGCAGCTTGTGCGTCTGCCTGTGCCTGTGCTGCTGCTTGAGCGTCAGCTTGCGCTTGAGCCGCCGCTTGAGCCTGAGCTTGCGCTTGTGCTTGAGCATCGGCTGCTGCTTGGGCTGCCGCATCTGCTTGAGCCTTGGCTTGGGCATCCGCTGTTGCTTGGGCTTGCGCCTGTGCTTGAGCCGCCGCTTGAGCCTGAGCTTGCGCTTGTGCTTGTGCATCGGCTGCTGCTTTTGCTTGTGCGTCTGCTTGCGCTTGTGCCGCCGCTGCTGCGTCTGCCGCTGCTTTATCTGCTGCTGCCTTATCTGCCGCCGCCTGAGCATCGGCTGCCGCCTTAGCTTGAGCAGCTTGTTGCGCTGCGGTAATGTCACCGTTAGCGGTGGCTACTGCACCTTGGTAATTGGTGTAATTAGCGTTATAAGTGCTAATAGCGGATTGCAATGCAGCAGAATTAGATTGATAGGTAGATAAACTGTTGTTGTAATTAGTCTTTGCTGCCGCCGCTGCATTTTGATCGGCAGTATATTGATTTACTAAGGAACTTGTGTGACTTAAAGCGGCATTCCAACTTGCTCCCCAAAAATTAGCTGGAGAATACCCTCTAGATTGAGCCAAAGACATCATTTGACCAATTGTTAATGGGGAATTATTGTATCTGACTCCACTTTGAGTATTTAGCCACTGATTGTAAGTGTTTGCGTAGTTTGCTTCGGCAGTGTTGTAAGCCTGTGCATATTGATTAACTTGAGATTGTTCAGAAGTTAATTGTTGTACTTGTGTCTGAATTTGAGTTTGTTGTTGCAATAATGCATTTGACATATTCTGGATCTGAGCGCTTAGATCCTGAGGCAATATGCTTTGAAAATTAGGTATTTCTGATTGAACAGCTTGAATTTGCGGATCTTGGGAAGTAAACTCTTGAGCAACTGGAGCAGCTACAGTAGATGCAATATCAGAAGAAATCGGAGCAACAGTAGATGGGCTTGCATTTTGCAATCCCAATTGTTCATTTGATATTCCCTGTACGGTGACCGAGCCACCACCAGAGTCTAATTCATCATCCATTTCTCACCTGATTGTGCAATGCAAAAAACCGATTTTTTTTGGCGGTGGGGAACATTTAATAAAGCCCCAAAGCTGAAGCGATTTGTTCATGAATGGTGTAATGAGTGCCTAGCCAGTCATAAAAATCATTTTCTTTATTAAAATCTACATCAAGCATATTAAATGGATTACTTAATCCAAGGATGTCTGCAAGCGCTTGATGCTCTACTTGGTGAGCCAATAACCAGTCATCTAGGTTGTCAATATTGGCATCTGTAATAGGGAATTTTGAGTAAGTTTGACCAGCATCGGTCAATGTTTCCCAAAATAACAGGTGTTGAGTGCCATTTTCAAACAAAAACTCTCCCAGGGAATCTTTATCCCCAAACTTCACGATTGAAAGAGTGTCCATGTTCACGATTTGTCAGCTTTCATATCAATCTTGTCCAAAATACGGGCAAGAGTGCCTTTGATCTCCGCAATATCAATGCGGTAATCATCTTTCATGACATAACCACGTTCAATCTCTTTAACATCCTCTTTAAGATCACGAATTGCATCCCAAAGGACTTTAAAAAGCCATCCAGCAATAGTTCCGACAATCGTTGAGGAAATGTTAAAGAGTAATTGAAAGTCCATGTTTTAGCCTTGTGGTTGCTCTGGTTGCGGTTCTGCTGGTACTTGTGGATCAGCTTGAGTTTTAATTTTAGACAAAACTACCCAAGCGCCAGTCTTAGTTGGCTGTTCACCTAAAAGTTGTAGCAAATAGTTAACTTCGTTAATTTCTAAATCTAATGCAATTGCCATGTAAATCCCCTTATGCTGTTGCCCAAGGCAGCGGTGTGTTAGAAGGTGACACGGGCGGAGTCACCAATGAAGAAATTTGTCCATCAATGTTGGCGTAATAATTAGCAAGATTGTCAGTTGCTTCGTTAATCCAGCCTAATACTTGAGCTTCTGTAAGTTGCTCGTATGGAGTAATATTTCCGCTTTCTGTTGGCGTAAACTGACAATTGCCACCAATTGATGCGGTGTGAATGCCATCTGTACCTGATACAGTAAAAAGTACATTTACTACATATCCAGCAGGATTAGGCACTGTGTACATTGAATTGATTTTTGTTGTGTATGTGTTTGACATAACTATCCTTATGCTAAAGTGACTTTCTTCCAAGCACCGTTATAGATGTAGAAGGCGTTGTTAGTAGAATCGTAATACATTGGTACGTGACCAGTAATTGCAGTTGGAGTGCCACTTGGAGCGCCAGCAGCAGAGGGAATGTAATAAAATCCCGCTGTCATATTTGTTGCGGATGTTGCGTTTAAATACGCATTTCCATTGGGATCTAAAACTTCTCTAGTGTTACCAGCGCCATCTGATAAAACAATATAGTTAGAACCTGTTGCCGATATTGGTGCGCCACCGCCTGTGTAAGCTCCAATGATGACATTATAAGAACCTGAAGTTACAGCGTATCCAGCGTTGTAAGTATTTAATGGATTAGCTCCACCAATAAAAGTATTTCCAACACCTGTTGTTAAACCATATCCAGTAAACCAACCTAAACAAGTATTTCCAGTTCCACTTGCAGTGTATCCAGCTTGATAACCAATATAAGTGCTGTATGCTCCAGTAGTATTGGTATAACCAGCTTGATAGCCTACTGCGGTGTTGTTAGATGCGGTGGTATTGGAAACAAGGGCTTGATAGCCTATTGCGGTGTTGTTAGATGCGGTGGTGTTTGCTTGAAGTGCAAATGAGCCTATTCCAATATTTGCCGCACCAGTAGTATTTGAATAAAGTGCTTTATAACCAATACCAACTATTTCATTACCAATTGTATTTGAATACACAGAATTTGAACCAACAGCAACTACATCGTATCCAGTTGTATTGTTATATGCAGAATTTGTACCTATCGCAACATTATTTCCACCACCTGCTGTATTTGAATAAAGGGAGTTATAACCTAAAGCGGTGTTATTAGAAATACTACCACCACCTAAACCAACAGTAAGACCATGAATAGAAGCATCATTTACTGTGGAAAATCCTCCAGCAGCACTAAATGCGCCAACTAGAGTGCTATTTGTGTAAAAGCTAAGAGCATTGGAATTTAATGTACCAATAGCCAATGGTGTGCTAACAGATTGCAAATAAACAGTATTTGCGGTATTGATGATGTTTTGACCTGGCGTATTATAGTTTGAGCTAGTAATACCGAGGTCACCATAATAGGTGGATGCAGTACCGCTGTTGTTACTTACAATAAAATCGGCTGAAGATGCTGTGCCAGATCCAATGTTTTGCAAAATAGTTTGCGTATAAGCATTGGCAGATGAGGTGTAAGAAGCGTAAATGTTTACGTCTGAGTACCCTAAAGTTCCGTAACTGTACGCACCAGCGCTTAAAGAACCTGTAATTGTGGCGTTTGCAACATAAGTGCTAGAGTTAACGGTAGTAAATACACCAGTAGAAGGGGTTACGTTTCCTATTGGAGTGCCGTTAATAGCATCTAAAGTGAGTGCTACATTGCTTATAGTGCCACCAGTAATAGCTACATTTGAACTTGTAAGATTAGTTACAGTAGCATTTGTAGTTGTTACGTTGGTTAAAATAACTGATCCGCTAAGGATAGATACATTTCCAAGCGCTAAATTGTAAATAGTGCTGGTAGTATTGCCCAAATAAACAGCAGTATTGCCCAAAGTGATGGGCGTAGCAAAGTTAGTATCTAGCTGAGATAACGGTAGGGCTGTAGTAGCTGTTGCAAAAGTATAGGGTACTGTCATTAGAATCTCACTCTTAGTTCATGTTCAAATTCAAAGCCGTTATAGACAAATCCCGCACTATTTGATGTTACAGTCAAACCAAGATATTTTCCATATTGGGAAGCATCCGATTTATATAATTCGTAGCCCACAGAATCCCAGTTAATTGTTGATCCAAGATAATTTGTCCAAGGAATTGTGACAAACGAATTGTTTTGCCAAATAATTGCGCTAGACAATGGATACACAGGGCTAGAACCAATTTCACTATCAACAGTAGCCGATAATGCGACCACATTACTGTTAGTAGCTTCAATAGCAAATTTTAACGCTTGTTTAGTTCTAATGGGGTCACCCATTGGCATTAAAGCAGTCTGAATACGGCTAGTAATAGTAGCGGTAGAGTTTGCATATAACTGGTACAAGTTTTGACCAGATACCCCGTATAAAGTCACTTTACCGCCAACAGGTACAGAGGTAATATAAGCAAGACTATCGTTTTGACTAGTTAAAAACCATTTTTTCTCAAAAAATACTGCTTGAATATAGCGGTAGCTTTGAGTAAATACGGCATCGTAATATCTAAAATTAAATGCAGCGCAAAGAATGTTATTTAACAAAACCTGACCAGCGTAAACAGGACTAGTGAAGTCAATGTTAGGAAACATACCATCTAAACTGTCGGATAGTTTGGAAGTGGTAGAACCTACAAGGGCGTACACCCCATAATCGTTCATAAACAGCACAGAACGAAAATACGGAAAGATGGCATTAGGGCGTTTAGATCCTACAGAAGCGCTTACGTTTGTGTTTGTAAATATAGTAGTACCACTAGTAGTAACCCTAACATCCGAAAACACGTTGATTGAATCATCACCAAAAATATACAAAAAGTTATTAGCAGAAAGTAGTTGCTGTATATTTCCATGTAATGTCGAGTCTGTAAGGGTTACCGATCCAGCAGAAACGCTTGTAAAATCGCTATAAAGACCCGCAGCGCTGTAATAAACGGTTCTTCCTTGTGCTACCCACACCCTTCCCGAAAAAGTAGCTATTCCCACGTTTTGTGTGGTATTAACGATGCCTTGTAAAACGGCATTAGTTGTAGCTCCGCCACCGCTAATGGTTACCACTAAATTTGAAGTGTTTGTGTAGCCCGTTCCAGGATTTGTCATCACCACTTGTGTGACCACATTTCCACTAATTATGGCTGTACCAGCAGCATTTGTGCCGCCACCGCCTGAAATGGTGACTACAGTATTGGATGAGTTGGTGTAACCAGCTCCCCCGTTAATTACATTGATTGTGACCGTTCCAGTGGCAAAAGTAAGCAATCCCGCTACAGCTTTAGCGCCAGTACCACCACCGCCAATCAAAGTAACGGTCAGATTAGCTGCATTTGTGTATCCAGATCCAGCAGAAATCAAAGATATTGAACCTACAGAATTTCCACCGCTAACTAATGATGTTGTAGCATTAGCTTGAGTGCCATTAGCATTGTCTGGTCCAGAAATGACTACAGTAGGAGCTGTGTTGTATCCTGATCCTGGATTAGTAATTGCTACAACACCTACAGAACCAATAGATACTACATTGTTTCCATCCCATGAGTACAAACCCTTAGATGGATCAATAATCAACATTCTGTCGTTGTACCATTGAGCGTATTCCACGCCAACATTAGAGAATGTACCCGCTACCGCTACGTTTCCTTGTGTGGCAGTTTGAATGTTGAAATATTGAGCAGATCCGTCTGCCAAAAATGCAACAATGTAATCGTTAAGACCAATATTGACAGAAGCTAATTGGCTTACGGTATTTGACCAAGTAACTGCTACATTTGATGCGTTGCTGACTTGATTGTAAGTAGGAACGATTTTAATGTTGGCATAACCAACTGGCTGGGCATTTTCAATCCAAGAAAACTCATCTTCCTCAATAGCGGTGCGGTTAGCCTTAGTGTTAAGCCCTTTAAATTGCTTAACAACTTGATATGATTTTTTCTGTTCCGCAGCAGCCATAGTTAATTAGGACTACTGTAAGCGCTTGGTATTCTCCTGGTGTAAACGGTATTGAGAACAGAAGCGATTTGTTTTTGATATTCCTGCTTAAATATTTCGGATTCACCAAAACTTTGCTCGTAAAACTTAGCAAGATAAGCAGCGTAGAATTTTACGCAAACTGTATAAGGATCGTTGATAGAGTCTGTTGCTGTTGAGGTATTTAAACTCAAGGCAGTTGGCAAAATGACAGTATCAATTTCTAATTGGTAAACCTGGTCTGGAACTGGTCCAAGATATATTTGGCTTTGCCCATAAATGGTAAAAGCCAAAGGTCTGCCAATGTAATTCTGCCAAAAACGCAAACGAGCATTAAAGTCAGACCAAGACAAATAATCAAGCGGTACACGAGTATTACCCCAGTACAAATTGATATTAAGAATGTCCAGTGTATTTGATCCTTGTGGCAATGCTGAATAGTAAATATTCTCGCAGTTACCTACATATTGCAATTTAGCCGTTCCGTCAGAAAACGGTGTGCTTGGCGGATAATTGCTTGCGTTAGAAGTTGTTGCGTTAGGATATGGAGGCGCAGAAGATCCTGATACTCCAGCCTGAGTATATTGATAAATATAAATATTACTAAAAACAAAAGTGTTCAAAGACACTGTTGTATTTGCTACCCACTGCGTTGGGTTGGCTGGTGTAGCACCGTTAGCCGTTGCTGACGATGGTACTTGATAAGGTGTTTGAGCTACTTGAATTGTGCGTAAGCACCCAGTATCTCTAACTGTTCTTTCTCTTGCAGAATTGATGTAATCCGTTAACTGTGTGTCGGTGTAGAAGTTAGCGTTAGCATCATGCAGCAATCTGCGTACATCAGTGATATAGCTTGAAAGGGTTGCCATTTATTTGCCATAGTTCATGCTACCGCTTGAAGGACTTTTCCCCCTGCCTTTTTAACGGGCAAGGGTACTCTTTCCACCAACGGGGATAACGATTGGTTCTTTTTTGGTGGTTCAGTGGACAATTCCCATTTAGACAAATTCTCTAATGCTTTATCTAAATCATTGGAAGTAATCATCCATCCTAACCTTGCCAAGTAAGGCTCTTTATTATCCACTCCGTAACCAAATATGTGACGAGCAGCTTCAACAGGAATCTCTATTGTTTTAGCAGGTTCAAACACATAAAAGACACCAGCATAGCCATCTTTATGGGGTTTGTCGGTGTGATTGGTTACGAATATATTGGACATTAGAATTGGACTACATCGCCATATACAGCAAAGTTAACAGTGTTTGCATTACCTGCAACAGTGTTTACGTTAATGTATAGAGCTTGGGTTTGAAAACCAGTAACAGTTGTATTGGCGTTATAAGGCGCAGCAATGTTGAGGTCTTGATAAGTATTACCAGCGGTAATATTTGTCAACACTACGTTTGCTACAACGGCATTAGAAATGTTTTGGTCGTTGCTAGTAGTAATGGAAATGTTGGCAAGCGACACATTTCCGCTAGATCCGTTAACAGTAATTCTGCGAAGAATTACAGCGCCAGATCCAACGGTTGCGTTTGCGTTTGTCAAGCCACCACTTAACAAAGGAATGGTAATGGTTGTTGCAGCATTACTGGTTACTGTGTTTAAAGCGGTAGCTTTGACAACTGCAAGTCGAGTATATCCAAAACTGTCTTGCAACAACGATGCGACTCTGTTTGCGCTAGACATAGATTACCCCTTAGACGTTGTTAAATGTGCCAGTTACAGACTGACCACCGTTTACGGTCAACAATACCATTGTGGTGTTAGTGGTTGCGTTAGCAGCCATGTTTATACCATCAGAGATAATTACGCCACCAGAGTTAACTGGATATACGTTTGACCATGTGGCTACGTTAGTTGTGGAGTTATAAGCAGACACAGCGCTAATTACTACGTTAGACGTTGCGAAAGCAATATAA